GAGTGTGAGGGACATTTAATATTTAGGGGTCCTTATCTTTATGTTCTGGACGAATAGCCCACATATTTTCCTTCTTAAACTTGTCATAATCAATCTCTTCAATCTTGAACTTTTTCATGAGAAACTTGGTGGGCGTCTTTTGAGTGTAAATAGGTGAAGCAAGAGAAGCCATTTTTATAATCAAAGATTTTCATTTTTAAACACCTAAGTTAACCTCACCCAAGGTCAAGTACATCTAACATTCAACAATGTCTGGCCCCATGAACTCCCACTCTATCACTGACTACATCCTCAAGCTCGAGAAGGAGAACTCCGAATCTCACACCAAGAATGAGCAGCTCAAGAAGTTGCTCGATGAGGCCAATGAAGAGAAGGTCAATGCTCTCAATGAGCTCAATGACCTCAAGTACAAGAACCGGTCTCTCTTTGACACAACTGCACGTGTTCCGGTTAAGACCCCATACTCCAAACGCCTTGCAAACGTGGGTATTGTTGAGCGTCTAACTGAACTCGGGAGGATGACTTCTGATTTCCACAAGACGGGTGCTTACCAAAATGCTGCAAACACTGTCGCCGACCTATCTTACCCGGTTGAAAATGGTGAGAGTTTAATGCACCTCAATGGTATTGGTAGTGGAATCGCAGCAAAGATTAACGAGTATCTCGATGAACTGGACTCAGACTATGAAGAGTCTGAAAGCTCGGACTCCGAGTCTATCGCATCAAATGGTGACGACGAAGAGTCTGACGAATCTGACGACGAAGATGATTGCTCTGAAGATGGTAGTTCAACTGACAGTGGGTACTTTATCTCCCAAAATGCTGGACTCGCTGGAATGCTCTATAAATGTGCTGAGAAGGCTGAAGACAAGTTCAAGTGCGACGTATACACCAAGGCTGGTGATACCATCTACAATCTTTCTCATGTGATCACCAGTGGTAAGGAGGCTATAAAGTTTCCAGGTATTGGAAAGTCTATCGCTAAGAAGATTGACGATTACCTCAACTTCAATAACGCGACACTCGCTAAATGTTTCCTCAGACTTGGCAACCACGCGGAAACACAATACAAATCCGATGCCTACTGGAACGCATCTGATAAACTTCGCAACCTTACCTTTGACGTGACATGTGGCGACGATGTCAAACACATCAAGGGTTTTGGTCCTTCAATTTGCTCCAAGATTGATGAATACATTACCACTGGAAAAATGAAGAGACTCGAAGAACTCAACTAAATCCATGTTGGTCGGCGCCTGATTTGAGAGAGTAAATAGACTTACACGAACAATTTATTAATAAGATATCACATTTTTAATTCAAACACCCCCTTCTTTTTACCATCATAGACATTTACAATCCCTGATGCTATCATCTTTTGATTCACAGATATTTTATCCCCTCTTCTTCGATATACGGTCACGAGAGGGCGACCATACTTATCATTTTTACCACATTCAATCCATATCCACCCGTTTACTTTATTTTTACACATGAATGGGTTCCATAATTGGGGGACCACGCGATCATCGAAACCACATTCTTGTTTAAACATGTCTCGCGCAAGTTTAGCTAAGTAAATATGCTCGGTTCGTTCGTCCATAGCAAGACTGGGTTTCATCTCTGCTGAATCGTACCCAAGTGTGCGAAACTTGAATTTTAGAACGCGTCCATGCTTCATGATAATTGCATTAAATGTGTCACCGTCATACACACTCGTTATTCTAGCATACCCATTATAACCGGATAGACTGAAAATTGGAATTGAATCGTCGACACCTGACAAAGCTCTCTTACTGCAACACCAGCTCATATATAAAGAAGTCGAAACTCTCCTTTAAACATTTTCTCAGTATATACTAAACAATGACTCCAGTACTCGTATCTGTGGACAAGGCGGGTGATCTCAAACTCGGTAAGCGTAAGTGCCGTCTCCACAAGAAGGAAGATGTGGTGAAGGTTGCGAAAAAGTACGGTGTTCCCAACGCCGGAAAGAAAACTGTCAAGCAGTTATGTGGTTCCATCAAGGCTAAAGCCAAGGCCAGCAATGATGGTATGAACAATGTCCCCCTCGCGAAGCTCTACCCCCAGGCTGCTAAGAAGCGGGTGGCTACCAAGAAGCGGGTTGAGAAGAAGGCTTTCGACAGGAAGGTTGCCATGAACTTCATGAAGACTATGGTCACCAACCGGGTCGTAACCCCTACACGTAAGGTTATTGTGGCTGTCATGCCCATGCCCAAACCTTCCAAGAAGGCTATGCCTCTCACCAAGGAGGAAGCCAATAAACGTATTGGTGCGATGAAGGGTCTCTCATATGAGAACCGTTCCAAGCTTCAACGCATGGTTCTCAATCAGCATTCACCCCGTCGCGTTGTTCGGGTGGCTCGTGAATTGGCTCGTCTGCGTTGAATTTAACAAAGATTTCATCAGTCCAATCATTGGGGTCAGTGTAATTCTTCTCCTCTGTGTCGTAGAAAGATTCACTATCGCTGATTAACATACCCCTGACAGTCTCGTATAGAACTGTGGTGAGGGCAAATTTATAAGCTAAAAAGCCGAGGAATGTGGCTCCATAATCAAAATCAAATGCGAAGGGTGCATTATTCCACGACACTTCAAAAGCAGCCGCACCTAAAGGTGCTAAAAACTCCTTCTGAATTGTCGACTTTTCAAAATTATCTACTCGTTCGGATAGAAGACATATATACGCATATGATGCGATTGCACCTAAAGCAGCGGATACACCTTGTTCGGCACCCTGAGCAATAAAATAAGATGCACTCAAAGCGGAACCATATCCAGCTGTAGAAGTTTTTAGTGTCTTTTTAAGGTGTTTATATTCGGACAGTTTAGGTGGGATTGGCTTACTGAAGGCGTAAGTGAGTGACATATTCTTTACTAAACACTGTTAAAATCTTTATCTCAATTAAGTATAGCAATGCCATGCCAACGTTGTCGGAAAAAATGTGGTGTCCCAATCGATTGTAAATACTGTGAAGGAAGTTTTTGTCCGAGTTGTATTCAGTTGGCCAGACATGATTGCCAAGGTGCTGATATCAAGAAGATGAAACAACGTAAAGAACTCGAGGAAAATATAGCATTTGAACCAAAATCCAAATGCTTAAAGATTTAATGTGTATACTAATCAGCGTGGGGGGTGACACGCATTCATAGCTCAGTGGTAGAGCGCAAGCTTAGTAAGCTTGAGGTCAGGGGTTCGAAACCCTTTGAGTGCAAAAATTATAAAAAAAGAATATTGACTAATCACAATATGAATAAGGACCAAGCCATTCTTATTCATGATGTGGCATCATTAACGTTTCTCGCACCATTCTCTGTGTTATGTCTAGGTGAGACATTATTTGGATACACCGTATACCCTATGTTTTTGACGCATGCGCTCACCACCTATATGTCTTATGACCTCATGTGGATAATTCTCCAGCCTAGGATTGTGCATACATTTAGAAAGTTAATCATACTTCACCATTTAGTATGTCTTTTAGCTCTTCTTAGACCCCTCATGTATCCCGAAGAGGCTTTTATTGTTGGTCTCGTGGGTATAGTTGAAATTGATACATCTCTACTCACTATTCGAAGACTTACACCTAGAACGAGTTTCATATATCCCACAATAAATGATATGTATCACGCATCAAATCTATTGATTCGGGTGGGGTATGAGTCGTGTATGACATTGTATTTGTCCTCTTTTTATGCATATGAGAGTATGTACACGAAATTACATATTCTTGGGTGTCAGTATTTCATAAATATTTTCAGTTGTGGTATTTGTGCCCTCACCTATTCGAAGAAGAACCCAGCTTTAAGATTTAAATCTAATCCATAATTAGAATGACTAAAGACGAAAAAGCTAAACCCAAGCGTGCACCCAATGCGTACATGATGTTTTGCAAGAAGACGCGACCCGAGATTACCAAGGAGAACCCTGACATCACATTTACCGACACTGGTAAAAAACTAGGGGAGATGTGGAGAGCTCTCACCGACGACGAGAAGAAGAAGTACGCGAAGTAAGTATGAGATATTACAATTTGTAATGAAGGAACGAATATCTCCTAGATTTGGTCAACCATCAACTTAAGGATGTTAGACGTATTATAAATATGATGCAATTAGGTATATTAATCGCCGCCCAATTCGGTCATATGCAAGATGTACTAGCATTGATCGAGGCGGGTGCTGACATCAATATGTGTAATCATAATGGTTCGACACCACTACATATGTCCGCCCAAAATGGTCATGATGGGGTAGTGAAGGCTCTAATCGCATCGAATGTGGATATTAACAAGACTGATGATATTGGGTGGACACCGTTGTTACTAGCCATTGAATACGGTCACGAGACAACGGTGAGGATACTGATTGAGGCGGGTGCGGACACCAACAAGGCGTCATATAGAGGTATGACACCACTATTTAACGCTACACTGAAGGGTCATGAGACGATACTACAGATGCTCACAGACTTAAGGATGTGAGGTGTGATAAAAGTAGATGTCCCTCGGGGTCAAGAAGCTCTGTTACGATGCTATTGTGCCTACTCGTGGGTCTGATCATTCTGTGGGATATGATTTATATAGCTCCGAGGATGCCATGGTTCCTAGCCAGGCTGGAAGAGCAATCGTGGGAACTGGAATAACTGTGGTTCTTCCACCAGGTGTATACGGTCGTGTAGCTCCCCGCTCGGGGTTAGCCGCAAAGCACTGCATCAATGTTGGTGCGGGTGTCATTGACCCAGATTATACAGGTGAAATCAAAGTTATCTTGTTCAACCATGGAGAGAAAGACTTTGAAATCAAGAAGGGTGATAGAATTGCACAACTCATTCTAGAGCGTTGTGAAACGCCACCCATTGAGGAGATTAGTATCGTCGAGGATACTGATAGGGGTTCAGGTGGTTTTGGGTCTACCGGCAATTAGTAAACCATAGGTCTTCGGGTGTAGGCATGAAAAGTATACCTTGACTCATAGTCATATACAATTTAGCCTTATCCACATTAGGGTAAGTGTGTAATACCCATCTCTCCCAATATTCGGCCCTGAAGAAGTCTTCCGAACTTTCTTTAATTTTCAACATCCCCTTTTGTATCTCATACTGATCTCTCTCTATTCGCAGCTCCTTAGGAATGATAGCCCCTTTCCTAAGAAGTTGTGCGCGCATAAGACGGGGATTACGATGGTCTGGGAAATACTGGACCCCTGTCTGACCAAAGTCTATAGCTCTCTTATTTGGTAAGGTTACTCTATACTTGTGGGTAATAGAAGGACTGGGTTGTAATACGACATGCATTAAATTTATTCAAGATAAAGTTTTAGTATTATTAACTCATATGAAGATATATGAATCCATTGACTCTATTACTATCCGAGTTGGTGAATCTGCTAAAGAGAATGATGAACTGTCAATGACGAGTGACCCCAAACACTGGTGGATGCATGTATCCGGATGTCCAGGTGCACATGTAGTAGTGTGTCATCAAGGAGACCAACTACCAAGGGAGACGAAAAGGGATGCTGCGGTTCTTGCTGTCTACCATAGTAAGGTACCAAAGACAAAGATGTCACCAGTGGATCTTGTTAGGGTTGACCAAATAGCAAAGTATCAAAAGTCCACACATGGACTAGTGACTTTGGAAGGTGAAGTTATGCAACTGACAATTTTCATGAATAAGGAAAAATTGAGACTTGATAGATTATTAAAAACTAAGTACATTCTAAAGTAAACTGGTGTAAAGTCCAGCGATGTAGTACACATCCTTGAACCCAAGACTTTCTAATTTCTCTGCTGCAAATCTGGCCCTTTGCCCAGTGTTGCAATAGACGAGTAATCCCCTTCTAGGGAGTTCTGTGGTGGTCTTTTCGTTCATCTTATCAACAGGGATATGAAGCGCTCTAGGGTAATGTCCTGTGCGATATTCCAAGGTGGTACGAACATCGATAACCCTCTTTATTTTACCATCCTTAATGAGTCTCTTGGCTTCCTGGGAGGACACGAGATTCTGACCATAATATGTGTAGGCTGTGAGAGCGGCGAGACCACCAATAAATACAAGTGGAATCATATTACTATTAAATAAGGTTAATAATTTTGGATACTTGACCAATTGTGGGTATAGAAACACCAATCTTCTCTTGCATGAATCTCTTGTTCAATTCAGGTTTAACACATGCGTGTAGAGCCCCTGCTGCAATAGTTTTTGCGTGTCTGGACATGAGTTCGGGACAATTTGCAGCCCTCTCGGCGATCTCGGTCATGCGAAACAACAAATCCATCTCATGTATTCCAAGTGTTTGTAACATGGAAATCGCAATAGTATAAATACGTTTTTTACGGACATCATCTTTCACTACTACCTTTTTAGGTTCGAATTGTGTAATTCTTTTTTTCAATTTTTTATATTTCCTTTTCCACTTTTGACCTTGTTTGATTTGTGAAAGAAGCTCACCAATATGAGACTTCACTCCACGAACAGCGTCAAGAGTAGGTGTTTTACGAACTTTCGTCTTTACCATTTTTTACGTGATTTTAAAGTTAAATACCTAGGACTTAGGTTTGGTTTAGTTACCAAATGCGACACCAGCCATACCATCCTTGATACGAAGGATGTTATAGTTGACCGCGTAGACCCGGTGGAGGGCGTTACCACCTGAGGGGTTTACAAGGGTGAGTTTGGCGTTATCGATACGCGAGAAGTTTAGGGTACCAGTGGGTTGCATCTTGCTCAAATTGATGCAGAATGGCCAAGTGTAAGTGGGCAAATCTTCGAGAACATCATCGGGGAGGTCGGTGCTGTGCATTTCTGGCACGACCGTGTGGTGGTACAGGGACGAAGTTTCTTCGAACAGAGTTGTACCATTGATGTAAAGGGAAGACTTATCGAAAGTAAAGGCTGTGTCCCAATCGGCACCTGCAGTGGTGTTACCAGAGACCAGGTGGAGAGACTTAACGGGGTGGTTGAAATAACTGATGTCGATATCAGTATCAGTCTTGGTCGCGAGTTGATGTTGGGTCTGAGTAAAGAGAATCTCATGTTCGGTATCAGTGAAGTACTTACGTTCATCGGTGTCTAAATACACATAGTTACCCCAAATTTTGGGAGTACCAACGGGGGTGTATCCATCACGGCACTTGATGCGAATCTCAACATCGTGGTACTGGAGCGCCACGAGGGGTAGGCACTTAGTGTAATCCTCACCAAAGAAGAAAGGGATCATGTAATGGTCACCACCATGGTTAGACTTCAGGGTCGCAGTCGAGGCACACATCGACGACTTCGCTTGGCTATCACGCAAGAGGGGGTTGTGTACACCCTGAATAAAGAGGGAATCGAGTTGGGATACCTTTTGGCCACCAATCCACAATGCAAACTCAGTTGGGGTAGAGGCAGTGGAAGAAAAAAGACCGTCTGGGTTATCTTGCACGTTAGAAACGAGGGTATCTTCGATCCAGATATAGCTCATGAGGTCACCCTTGGAACGAATAGGAATTGCGATTTCGTTGTTAGCACCAAAGGTACCGATGTAATCCATACGCTCAGGCTTCATGGCGAAGTTGGTATAACGTTTGTAGTTTTGACGGAAGAAACTGACTTGGGGATCACCTGTGATGTATACATCCTGGGCTCCTACCGAAACAAGTTCAATCAAAGCAGCTGACATTTATTAATAAACGATATTAAAATTTTGGCTCATAGTATACATATGGTAGTATTCCAAGCTCTGACATGGGAAGCACGAGATGTTGAAGGTGAACATCATATCAGTATATTTGGTAAGACTGAGGCGGGTAAGTCGGTCTGTGTAACTACAACATTCGATCCATATTTCTTTGTAAAACTTCCGAAGGGTACAACACAACAGGACGTTAAGCGTCTGTATGATGACATAAACAGGTTGAAGAGAGACCACGTGACGGGATATAGTTTGACAAAACAGAAGGATGTTTGGGGTTTCCAAAATAACGAGGAATTCCATTTCATGCATCTCAATTTCAAATCACTAGAGCATAGACGAAAGGTTAACTCAATTTTCATGTATAACAAGGAATTTCGAAATTACCACGTATATGAATCAAATCTTGACCCTGTCCTGAGATTGATGCATAGGACTGGTATTCAATCCACGGGTTGGTTAGATACTGGTGATAATTGTGTTCGGTCACATCTTTCCAAGACTGACATTGACCTGTGGTGTAATGAATGGTCAACATTGAAACCAGTCGAACGTGATGATATGGCACCGTTTGTTGTAGCATCATTTGATATTGAGTGTAATAGTTCTACTGGTAAATTTCCCGATCCAAACGTGCCTGATGATGCATGTTTTCAAATAGCAATTTCCTTATGTAAATTTGGTAGTGATGAACCATACGACAAGACCTGTTTGTGTTTTAAAAAAACTGACAAAAACATAGAAGGTTCAAATATTATCAGTTTTGATACTGAAAGAGAAATGCTTCTAGCGTTTAAAAGGTATCTAAATGAGAAAGATATTGATATTATGACTGGGTGGAATATATTTGGATTTGATCTTGAATATATTTACAAACGTGCTGCTATGGTTGGATGTGGAGTTGAATTTTATCAGCTTGGTAAACTCAACGATACTGAGTGTCATTTAGTTTTGAAACAGTTGAGCTCAAGTGCACTGGGTGATAACTATCTGAAGCTTTTACCCATGGCTGGACGTTTCATTTTCGACCTGTTCCATGAAGTAAAAAAAGGGTACAAGTTGGATTCATACAGTCTGAACAATGTTTCAAAATTGTATTTGGGTGACCAAAAGATTGACATGACACCCAAAGAAATGTTTGCTCGTTTTCTAGAAGGTGACCCCGTAAAACTGAGAGAGGTTGCTGAATACTGTATCAAGGATACACTTTTACCACACAAACTCATGAAAAAACTATGCACCTTGTTAAACCTCGTAGAGATGGCTAAAGCCACTTGGGTACCTGTATCCTTTCTCGTTGAAAGGGGTCAGCAAATTAAGGTGTTTAGTCAATTAACCAAAAAGGCTAGGGAGTTGGGGTATATGGTACCAACGATTAAGTATGGTTCTCTCCCTGAAGAACAATACGAGGGGGCTACAGTTTTAGAGGCACAAAAGGGTGCATATTATACACCAATTACAGCCCTAGATTTTGAGGCTCTGTATCCGTCTATAATGATGGCGCATAACCTGTGTTATTCGACGTATGTGATGGATGAGAGGAAATATGGGAATATCCCTGGGATTACTTATGAAACGTTTGACATTGGTGATAAAACGTATAAGTTTGCACAAGATGTACCTAGTCTCTTACCAGCGATTCTCGATGAGCTTAAACAATTTCGTAAAAAAGCTAAAAGAGATATGGCAGCTGCGACGGGTTCTATGAAAGAGGTGTACAATGGTAAACAGTTGGCGTATAAAGTTTCAATGAACTCTGTGTATGGTTTTACTGGTGCAGGTAAAGGTATTCTTCCATGTGTTCCAATCGCATCTACTACAACATGTAGGGGTCGTGGTATGATTGAAGAGACTAAGACATATGTTGAGGCGAACTTCCCTGGTGCAAAGGTGAGGTACGGTGACACGGATTCCGTTATGGTCGAGTTTGATGTTGGGGACCGCAAAGGTATAGAAGCTATCGAGTATAGTTGGGAGATTGGTGAGAGGGCAGCGGAAGAGTGTAGTGCTCTTTTCAAAAAACCAAATAACCTAGAACTTGAGAAAGTATACTGGCCGTATTTTCTCTACTCGAAAAAGAGATACGCTGCAAAGCTGTGGACGAAAGGGAAAGATGGGAATATGAACATGGATTATGTAGACGTCAAGGGTCTTCAACTTGTTCGAAGGGATAATACACCCCACATGAGAGAAGTATGTAAGGAACTATTGGATGTTATTTTAACATCTGGTGATACAGGTCCACCAATGGACTTGGCGAGGAAACGCGCTAATGAACTTCTAGGTGGTGAAATTTCAAATGACCAACTTATTTTAAGTCAAGGTCTCTCTGACAGTTATAAAGTTGGTGGGAAGAATGTTTCTATTACTAGCCCCGAAAGTATCAATATCAATCAAGCACATGTGCAGGTTGTAAACAAGATGAGACAACGAAAACCTGGATCAGAACCACAATCTGGTGACCGGGTACCCTATATTCTTACAAAAACAGATAACCCAAGGGCGAAGGCTTTTGAAAAATCGGAAGACCCCAAGTATGTAGAAGAGAATAACATTCCAGTTGATTATCACTACTACTTTGTGAATAAGTTCCTGAATCCGGTATGTGATCTTCTCGATCCCCTCTTTGGGAATACAAAGCAGGAAATCTTTGGTGAAATTATAGAAAAATACAAACCCCCAAAGAAAGTCACTGGACCAGCATTGAGTACGATGAAAAGGGAACAACTTATCGAGGAATGTCAAAAGAATAATATCAGTGATGAAGGTAAAGTGGTGGAATTACGAGATCGCATCAAATTGTTTAGACAAAAACAGAATTCTGTTGAAGACCTATTTAAAAGTTACACGCAATAGAATAGTAAGACAAGACATGACAGGTAAAAATAAAATTACAAGGATTGTCATTGAAAATATTAGGAAGTTGATTCATGACCAACTTCCCGAAATGATTGATGATGCGATTAATGAACATATTTACGAGATGGTGGATGAAGAAGTGAATCAGAATTATACTGAAAGACTGAATAAGAAACTCGAAGATATATCAAAAGTACATGCTATTCCCTTAGACTTGCTATTGAGAGATTTGACTGATACAAACAATGACCATATATGTAGGGGTGCGAGAATGGCAAAGGATGGCATCAATCGACGATGTGCATTTAGAGCTCTCGAAGGTGGATATTGTAAATTTCATAGAGTTAAAGGTGAAAAAATAAAAAAACGAGAACTTTCGAGTAAGGATACCCATACCCATGGACCCGAACAAATGTTTGTAAGGGGCTGTCCGGGGTGTGAAATAAAAAACGGGCTTATAGATTTGTGTCCATTCATTTAGTAATGAGTAAATCGACCATTCTACTAACATCAATAAATAATTTTTACAATGAAGAAAAGAATCGAACTAAGCTAATGAACATTTTAGATAAAACCAGTGGTATATCACTTCGAAATCTCGAGTGGTTTATCACAAATTATGCAAAAAAAAATAATACTATGTATACGACACATGACGGAAAACTATTTACCGTTCATTGTGCGTATAAATCTAGTCTAGATGGATACAGTAAGAAACTGTTCGACCCATTTTGTCGTTCACAAAAGTTTCCATATACTATTCCTGGAACATCTCATGAAATTCATACAACTCTGGCACAGTTGAACTTCATCAAATGGTGTATTAAGAATAATATTATAGACTACATCTCAAATCATAAGAATTCCCTTTTTAATAAGCAAGTGACATGAATCCCTTTTCAAATATATAGGTCTGATAACCCGTGTAATACATGTTTAGGGAATAATTATTACTAGATGTATCTACAAGTGAAGTGGCTGATGTATCAAGCTTCACTTCTATAGATGTTTTATCAGATTTTATTTGACTAAAATCCAAGTTCCCCGATGGCTCCACATTGATCGGATTCATCGAGAAACTATACGTATATATATTTCTGATAGGCCTTGCTAATCTATTTCTAAATGGAATGAGATATTTATAATAATGATGATTTGTTTTTGAAACATTTGGTAATCTGTTTCCATTGATGTAAAAACTTGCTTCATCCATTATGGGATAGAAGAATGTACCAGTTTCATCAAAATGTACATTAGATGAAAAATTAAATCTATTCTGGTAATACTTTTCTTCTTGTATAAATTTACCACCGGTTGAATCATTCGCATCTTCGAATTTAGTGTTTCTTAAAAACCAATGAATACATTTGACTGGAATGTTGGGGACGAGATTGTTTCGAATCATTGTATCATTTGGTGTACTTATAATACTGGGGTGTCTGCGTACAATATCAGTTATGAATGTTTGTCTCTCATTTGCTAAATACTGACGTTCTTCGGGATTTAATGTAATTTCTTCTGTGATGAGTTTAAATTCGGGGAGTTCGAGGGTAGTACCAGTATCAGTGAAGAATGTTTGTTCGTGGAATTCGAGAACAAACTCGATATTCTGGCGATGCACGGCACACACAGGGAAATAGGGACGATTTGGTTTATTCGATGAATATTCATCACTCGCATATTTCCTAGAAAAGAAGAAGTGTAAAGGAATCATAAGGTCTGCAGAATATCGTGAAAGGTCATTAAATGCTGCTAATGTAGAGTCATCATAACCTATATTTCTGTTAATAAGAAATCTATTCGCCACCTTTTCAGACATTTCTAAATAAAGTTCATCATAAAGAATACCCCAATCATCATGGATTGTTTCAACTTCTAACTCATCTACAACCATCGTGATACTTTTCAGTATATGTCTCCCCAACTGGTCTGCGTAATTTTTACCACTACCAAAATCTGTAAGACGTGGCATTGTGATACTAAGCCACATGTTGCTCAAAAGGTCTCCCATGTTTTGAGGATTAAATTGAACCTTGATAGTTTGTCCAAATGGCCAACCTGAAATAGCACCGGGATTAATAACCTTACGACTTCTATGATATTTTATAAAGTCTGAGTGTATCTTATCATTCTTATAATTAAAGAATGAATCTTCTGGGTCTTTGGAAAGTAGGTGTGTATCCTGTTTTCCAATAGCTTTGAGAGAAATCTTTGCAGCTTCACCCATACTTATCTATTGTCTACATATTTTTAATATCATTCTCCCACATACTCATTGGAGTTGTAGTCATCATACTCGTGAGTTCTGTTTTCTACCTGAGTTCTTCCCCACGTTTACTTGTATCTTCATCAGACATCTTATAAATATATTAGAAAATATTTTTAACCATATTTCATCAAATCTTCAGCTAAAAGGTCGTTCCTACGGGACAACCTCTTTCAACTTTTATTTTTTATATAGAAAATTCATTCAAGTGTAATCCATTCTATTTGTTTTTTATAGTGGTTGTCCCTTATCTCACGACCTTTTGAGAATAACTACATATTTTTAATATCATTCTCCCACATACTCATTGGACTCGTGGTCATCATACTCGTGAGTTCTGCTTTCGCCTGTTTGGATTCCTTGAGAAGTTCACGAACACTTTCCTCTGTATATTGAACAGTTCTAATGTTTAGGAGGTAATCATAGGTTCCACCAATCCTGGGAAAATTCAATGTAGACAGTTGATTCTCGAGTTCTTGTTTCTTCCTCTTAAAAACAATTAGACTTCCATTGATAACCATGGTAACAAAGTGGGATTTGTAGCCACACATCTTCGTTTTGGCTTCAAGAACCTTGATGAGATGCTCTTTCCTTTTAATGTAATAGTGCCGACGGAGTTCGATGAAGTCTTTTAGAATGAGTTCAGGGCTCTCGTATTTGTGGATACCCTTCGTTGGGTGAAAGAGGTGCATGTTTGTTGTACGGACAGTCTTTTGGAGTTTGAGGTCCTTGATGATATCTTTGCCGGTGTACTCCTGAACAACAAAATCAACATCTTCTGTTGTACTGTTATTGGTGAAACCACTGATGACCTTCTTTTCTACAAGCATATCAAGGTGTTCCTTATAGTCTTGTGTCCAACGACCTGGTGGTAGCTCGGATACCTTGATTGTTTTACCAATTATATTCCAAACACCTTCAGTGACCCAAACCTCATCCTGTTCGAAAATACGACCCTTGAATCCCCTAAACCATGGTTTCATTCTCTTGATAGCTTTCCCACCGATGACGTTAAGAATATTCTGTTTGATATCTTTGGGGTTGAAGGGTGGAACATAACAGCTGAACCCTGTACCGATACCTTCAGTCCCATTCACCAGAACCATTGGAATAGTTGGCATGTAAAAATCTGGTTCGATAGACCTCCCATCATCATCGAGGTAGTTGAGGATGGCGTCATCCTTAGCATCAAAAACACTACGAGCCTCTTTAGTCAACCGTGTGAAAATGTACCTGGTTTGTGAGGCATCCTTACCACCCATGAGTCGTGTACCAAACTGACCACATGGTTCTAGAAGATTGATATTGTTAGAACCCGTATAGTCATTCGCCAACTTTACGATTGTATCTGCGAGAGACACTTCACCATGATGGTAGGAACTCTTCTCAGCGACATAGGCTGCCAATTGGGCAACCTTCATCTCACCTTGTAGATTCCTTTGAAAGCATGAATACATAACTTTCCTTTGGGATGGTTTGAGTCCATCTGCGACATGGGCAATCGAACGCTTTAGGTCCGCAAGACTGAAATTGACCAGGTCTTTATGAACAAAGTCTGTGATACTCAACTGTTTGACGTGTCCATAAGGCACTTCGAGTTCCCTCACATCCTTAGCGGTACTGTCGAGAAGCCAGGTTTTCCTCGCATCCGCCTTCTTCTTATCAAACGCAAGAACAATCGATTCGTTGGTCATCCTATCTACATCAAATCTAACCGTGAGTTCTTGAATCTTCTTGAAGTACTCCCGAGCTTCTACTGAGGTTGAGGTACCCAAACCCTTGTAATACTTGATACGCCACCCAGCTTTCCCATCACCATACCAGGTTCGAAATGCTGAATCTGTGTAAAAGGATTTGGAGTCTGACCCCTTGGATGCCTTGATAATTGGGGTGACCATACTCACGACAAAACCCAAATTGAGGAGACTTGGCCAGAAATAGTGAATCATGTTTAGAATTAGGCCTTTGATGTGAGAACCATCATTATCTGCATCTGTCATAATCATGAGACGACCATAACGAAGTTCTGACACATCCTTGTATTCTTTACCTTGTTGAAGACCCAAAATCTTCTTGAGATCATTAAACTCTTGGTTAGAGGTGAGTTGTGAAACGGAAACATCTCTCACATTCTTACACTTACCCCGAAGTGGGAAGACACCATAGTGGTCACGACCAACTACAGAGAGACCTGCAACTGCGAGGGTCTTTGCTGAATCACCCTCAGTCACAATCAATGTACACTTATTAGATTGTGCAGTACCAGCTTTGTTGGCGTCATCTAATTTGGGAATCCCAGTGATTTTGGACTTACGAGCACCATCAGTCTTCTTTAGTTCCTTCATCTCCTTGAATTTGGAGAGTGCGAGGAGTTCATCTTGAATACCAGTCTTGAGAACATTCTTGATGAAGTTCTTTGGAGGTTCAAACTTGGAGCCAAAGTCTTGAGCTTTAAGGGTGCATTCAGACTTTACCTGACTTGAGAAGGCTGGATTCTCAAGGGTTGCCTTTACAAAGATATTGAAGGTGTTCTTGACCTGTTGAGGTTTCAACTTAATCTTCTTGGCCATCTCCTCAATAATCCCCCCAGCAACTAGGGATGCCACATGGTCTACGTGGGTCCCACCTCTGGTTGTACAAATACCATTAACAAACGACACCTGTTCTAGGCCATTCTCTGAAGGACCGATACACACGGACCAACGGTCATTGGAAAAGGAACACACCTCCCCTACACCTTCATGCATTTTGGCATACGCATCAAAGTTTTGTTTGGGGAGAACATCTCCATTGAACTTAACCTTACAGTTAGGGGTTGTACAGATGTTCGCATCCCACACCCTCTTTTGGAAAATCTTATAGATGGCGAAATCCATCTTGGGCATCCCAAACCTTCTCCAATCAGGGGTGAACGTTATAGAAACGGATGACGTAGCACCCGCATGTTTTTTGATTTTTGGTTGTTCACACACAGTCATATTGTTAGACCATTTTTGGGTGTATGTTTGTTTAGTCTCGTGGTCTTTGATGACGATAGAAAACGAGGAGGAGTAGATGTTCGTCAATTTGGCACCATAGCCATTGCGTCCACCAACTACCCGCTTCTTACTGTCATCATAGTTGGTACTTGTGAGAAGGTGTCCAAATGTTAATTCTGGATTCCAAATACCTTCCTTCTCATGTATACGAACCCCGACACCACCGATGGGACCATTGTTCTCTATAGTCACCGAACCACTGACTTTATCAATAGCGACAGAGATGGAAGTGACATGCTTGGGATGCATAGAGTTGCGGTCAACCGCGTTGACGAGGATTTCATCGAAGATTTTCAAGAGAGCTGGGGAATACTTGAGGTTATTCTTCTCAAACTGTGAGTTATCACCGTTGAGAACCCAATACGGTTCGACATTCAGGTCGACGGGACCGACATACGAGTCAGGTCTCTTGAGAATATGTTCAATGTGAGTGAGTTTTTGGACACTTTCCATGGTTCTTGACTTTATTACAACTCAAAACTCTAACTTAGGTTCTTAACTTACTTTTAAGTTTTGATATATCTAAAAGTAAATCCAAATACTTGTTAACTAATTCAGGTGTATGTTCTTGACACATTGTCAGATACTCAATGTCCATCTCAAATTCATTTATAACCACATCTGGATCAACCATAAAAAATTCACCATTTGGTGCACGAACATGATCGTATCTAGCGTGAAAGATGTCCTCTATCTTTTTTGTGTTACATGAAGACATGGTGATTTTATTCTTTATGAATGGGAATGGGGATTTGAATACCTTGTGAATATGGAACTTGTGTGGAACACCGGTGTTGAGTTCACGAACTCTTTGATTAGGGTGTATTGATTCACCAATTTTTACATATTGGAAGGAGTCAGTTGTCATAATGTAGATATAAGATGCATCGGGTAACTTTTTGGTAGTTTGGGAAAATCCGAGATACCTCTCTACATCTTTGACTGACCTCAAACTCGACGAAAGGTTATCTTTTTTCGAATCAGGTGAGTAGTAATATGGATCGGGTCTAGCACCATGTTTACGTCTTTGTGAATATTTGACTTCCCATCCTTCGGGAAGATCGTAACCATGCTCGTCTAGAAGGTATTTCTGAAGCTTTTCCATTTTATCTTACTTTGTAAATTGTCGGTGATTTACTTAGGTGAGATAACTCTCTTTACTAATTCAATAGCTGTTGCAACAACTACCGGTACACAAATTTCTTTGAACCTGGGTAGAACTATTCTCGGTTTTTTTAGTTTGTTGTAGATGCACATACTTTAATATAAGTTCCTTCGGGTAGTTCATTCCTGTATTCGTCCAGTGTTTCCATCACTACACATAAGTCAGGATCTGTGGACATTAATGTAGAGTAATATTTTCTTTGGATACGATAGGAAGAGATGTACTTCTATTTGATTATTGCAATTTTCATTCTTGTTGTGATGATGCAGAATAAGTCCAGGGGTCTGAAAAGTTCAATTGAGAAACTTGTCAGGCAATCTGCTCGGTATGCCACGGCAGCGCAGC